CGGAAAATTAGAAACAATAGATTGTACTATTGAAGAAAATGTAATAACCACAGTAATAGATGAAATTATAACAGAAACAATGTTGGGTTATTATACTTATGAAGTAAAGGCAACAGACATCAACGGGGACGTAGATATAGTAAAATCAGGTATAATAACAGTTGAACCATCAATATTTAATAATTAAGGGAAACCTTTTTTATATGTCTTTCGCAACAGACAGACGTTAAAGAGGGTTGTATATGGGTTAGTCTACCAGATAAAAGGGCGAAAATATATGCTGGCGAGCGAGAACGCAGGAGGATTATCTTATGGAAGATAACAAAGATATGGTAGCTACTACCGAAACAGTAGAAGAAGTTAAGGACACAAAAGAAGAAGTAGCAGAAACAAAAACTGAAAAGACTTATTCAAGAGATGAACTTAACAAAATTATTGCAACAGAGAAATCTAAATTATTGCAAGACATCGAAGCTAAAAGAAACGAAGCTGAAAAACTAGCAAAAATGAAAGAAGACGAAAGATTGCAATACGAAAGGGATAAAGCAGAACAAGAGTTAAACGAATTAAAAATACAACTTAATGCTAAAAACCTAAAAGATGAAGCAATTAAAATAGCGACTGAAAAAGGTTTACCTATTCAGTATTTAGATTTAGTTGACTTTACAAAAGAAAGTGCAGAAAGTATCAACACTAAATTACAAAGTATAGCAGACGCTAGAAGTAAAGATTTAGAAGGATATTTAAACTCTAAATTAAAAGAGAAAGCACCATTTCAAAAAGCAGAAGAAAAATCTGCAAAAGACCCATACCTAGCAGGGTTTGAAAAAGGCTGGGGAAACACAAAATAAAAGGAGAAATAAAAAATGGCAGTAACAAATTTAACAACAGTTTACAGTCCTATTGTAGATGAAAAGTTTGCAACAGAAAGTAAATCAGGATTAGTAACAAACCAAAATTATGATTTTGTTGGAGCAAGAACAGTTAAAGTATATTCAGTAGGAACAGCAACATTAAATGATTATGGAAGAAACACAGATGGAACATCAAGATATGGAACAGTTAAAGATTTAAACGTAGTTGAACAAGAATTAACTATGTCACAAGACAAATCATTCACATTCCCTATTGACAAAATGGATGAAGATGAAACTTTAGGAGCATTAAACGCTGGTTCAGCATTAGCAAGACAAATAAGAGAAGTAGTAATGCCTGAAGTAGACAAATATACATTCTTAAAAATGGCAGCAAATGCTGGAAACAGTGCAACAGGAACATTTACTGATGAAAGTGCTTATGACGACATTTTAACTGGTACTGAAACTTTAGATGATGCAGAAGTTGCAGGAGAAGGAAGAGTATTACTTTGCCCATCAGCAACTTATAAAAACATCAAAAAATCAAAAGAAATTGTATTAGAAACTGAAATTGGACAAGATATGAGAAAAAGAGGAGTAGTAGCAGAGCTAGACGGTATGTTAGTACAAAAATTACCATCTAAATACTTCCCAACAGGATTGAACTTTATGATAGCACACCCTATCGCAACACCAAGACCAATCAAATTAGTAGAATACAAAATACATACAGAACCACAAGGAGTATCTGGATCATTGGTTGAAGGCAGAATATATTATGATGCTTTTGTATTAGATAACAAAGCAGACGCTATTTATACACACTTTATAAGTGGTTATTCAGCATAATTAACAAAAGGAGAGCGATAATATGTTAAATGAAATTAAAACTGATTTAGGAGCAAACTTCAAAACAGGGGATGATACTATATTGCAAAAATATATAGATGATTTAACTGTTATTGCTCTTCAAGTTTCAAATCGCTTAATTGGAGATGACAATCTTGACTATTATATAAAAGAAGCAGTTAAGAGTGCATATTTAAGAAGAGGCGACGAAGGAACAACAGGGTCAAGCGAAGGTTCATTGTCAAGTTCTTATAAAGACATAGAAGACAAACTACGCCAAGATATTATTAAAAACGGTTTGAGGTTGATAAAATGAAATTAAAAGATTTAACTCAAATATGGATATGTTCACCAAATAGAACAAATACAAATGGCGAGTATGTAACATCGTGGGATTATCAAGGAACAGAACACTTGAATTTACAGCAAGACTTAAACGATTTAGATAGAAATCAAGCGGGGTCAATAGATTATAGTATTTTAAAAGGTAGAACTGATAAAGAAACTATAATTGAAAAGGGGGATGGCATATACTTAACTGATGTGTCATCTTCTTCTAACCCTACTCCTGATTATGTAGTTAAAGGTATATTGCAAATAGGAAACACGAAAGTTATCACATTAAATAAAATAGTATGATAAAAGCAGAGTGGAATAAACAACTCGTAAAGAGTTTAGAAAACAAAATAAGTGCAATAGTATCTAAATTACCAAAAGGAGTTAAGAAAGGCGTTCAATCAGCTTTAGAGAGCACACAAAAGGTTGCAATTCAAATTAAACCACAAGGTAAATCAAATGAGGGAATATTAGTTGAAGTATTAGAAGGCGAAGAAATAAAAGGCAGAGTTTATACAGACAGTAAAAGATTTCCTTATTTAGTATATTTAGAGTTTGGAACAGGAAAATATGCCGATCCAGAAGGTGGAGGCAGTAGAGCAAAGAAAATACCTTGGTATGTTCATACATCTATGGCTGATCTATCTAAATACAATTACCAAATAATAACAATGGGCGAAGAACAATTTTATGTAGTATGGGGAATGCACCCTAGTCCATATATGAGACCAGCGGCATTTCAAGAACGCGACAACAATGTAGATGCAGTTAGACAATCAGTATACGAAGTATTAAAGGAGGTATTATGACAGAGTTTGACACAGGACAATTCACAAAATGGGTAGTAGAAAAACTAAATCAAGTCGATGATTTAGAAGTAGTTTTATCTAACCCTAGCGGAGATAGTATATTTCCTTGTGCAGTTGTTAGCACACCTTTAATAAGAATACAAAAAACCGAAAACGGGACACCAATAGAAATAGCTATTCAAATAAGCGTTGACTATTGGGCAAACACCAAATATAGCTGTATGAGTTTATCAGACAGTGGTAATGTTGAATTAAGAGAACTTAATTTAACGCGAACTAACACAACAATAGATACCTATGATGATATGGTTAAAAAATATCGTTATGGTGGCAACTATGAAACAAAATATAATGCTCTAACAGGGGCATTTGACAATATTAGATAAAGGAGAAAAGAAAATATGGCAACACCAAAAACAAGTATGTTAACAAAATTATATTATTCAGCTACTAAAGTATCAGCTTCTAGAGATCAAGTTTTATATTTACAAGAAATACCAGCATTGAAAGACCCGGCAGAAGCAATTACATATAACGCTTTAGAGTTTGAAAGTGAAAGACAAGAAAAAGGTCAAAAAGCAGCAACAACAGTAACAATTCCTGTTTTATATGAAGAAAGTCAACATACAACATTAAAAGCAATAGCAGACAACAACGAAGAAAACTATTGGTTTGTAAGATACCCAGATACAACAGCAGTTTCATCAGGAAAACCACTTGTTAAAACATTTAAAGCTACTTGCGATTTAGAAGGAGATACAATCTCTATTGGAGATATGTTACAAGATAATTTAACATTGTATATTTCAACAGATGTTGAAGAAAGTATCGACTTCCCATCAGCTTAATCAAATGAAAGGAGAACATCTTAAATGATAATGAAAACAGAGAAACAAACAGTTGAGTTAAGGTTTTCTACCAAAAAAATTGTTAACTTAACAGACAAATTCAAAGGAAAAAATCTATCTGATTTATATTTTAAATTGTCTAACGAATTAAGTGAAAAAGGACTTGCTGAAATTATTTTAGCTTTTGGCGAGATAGAAGGCAAAAACGCTTTTAATTATGACATAAATAAAGCTTATGACTTTATAGATGATTATATGAAAGAAAACAAAAAAACTTGTGAAGATATTTACAAAGAAATAGCAGAGGCGATAAATGAAGAGGGTTTTTTTCCCAAGAAGATGACAAAGGAGGAATTGAAGAGCAATCTAAACAATCCTATGTCATCAATAGACTTAGAAGCAACTATGAAGAGTGCAATAGACAAAGTAATGACAGAAATGGCAGTCAACGAGTTCAAAGGTCATCAAAGTTAGATTTCATTGATGCGATTAAAGAAATAGAACCTTTTTGTTATCAAGCGGGGATGTTTCCTAGCGAGTTTAGGGATTGTACATATAAAGAAGCAG